TACTAAGGCTTCAGAAAGAAGTGGGTGATAAACACCACACGCACCGGGCCACGGTTCGGTTCTTTCTTCTACTTTCATTCCAAGGAGTTCAAGACCATCTACGTAAGTTTGTATCCAGTCTTTTCTAGAATTTACATCATCTTCAAAGTCGCCTAGCAGATCACCAGATAGAGCTTGTAATTCATCCTCGTCCAGTTCTTCTGCTAGGTTTACCCCGAAATCATCATCTTCTTCATCAGGTTCTATTTCAATCTCTAACCCACCAGCTTTAATATTTATGCTTTCAGGATCTTCAACTTCAATTTCAAGGTCTGGTTCTAGGTTTTCTGGAGCTGTTAAACCACCTAATTCTGCAGCATTACTTAACCCCATTGGTGCTTGGTTAAACGATTTATCTATATTCGTGGCCATTTATATATCCTTAGTAATATCCTGGTGAGTACCGTTTAAACATTCTCGGTTCGTCTTCCTCATCCAACGATGAACGCAAATATCCCCCTTTTCTAAAGCGCATTAGTGCTAGGGATACCGAGTCCACATAGTCATCATGCTCCCCTGCGGGGAATGACGCAACCTCATCAATCACTTCTTCTGCCCAACTTGTAGGCGGTGCCCATACTCTACCAGACGCAAATAAATCTGACACAGCATTAAGTCTACTTATTTTATCGTTTCCCTTGACAGGCGTGAACTCTTGTACTGGAATTCCCATCGCCCTCATCTCATATATAAGTGGCGCACCGGAAGCTTTTTTCTCAATAATGATGGAATCTGGGTCAAAATCTTCGACTTGTTCCAGAGCTTTTCGTTTCAAAGCCGGAAATTCAAGCCTATCTCGAAACGCATTTAATAATATTATGTTTGCCTCGTTTTTTCCGGTGTTTTCATCTTCCATAAAGAACACACCCCACGTTGTACACGCAGAATAGTCCGATCTATTAGTCTTTTCAAACGCCGTATCCCAAGCTTGCAGCACAAAATCACAGAATGGAGGGCTTTCTTGATCCCAAACCTGCCACCATTCCCGTTTTACAATAGCTGAAGTCTCAGATGTAGGGTTTTGCTGGTACTGAGCCATCCATTTTGAGTTTGGAAGCTCCTCTTTTAACGCCGAAAGCTCCGACATGGACCAAAATTCAGGCCAAAGTGGGTTACCAGACGGCAAAATAGCCGGAAATTCGATAACTTCCCACTCTTCACCACCTCTTAAGCCCGCTGCTTTGATAACTTGACCCGTCAAATCCCGTTTTGACCACCTTGTCATCACGATCACGATGGCTCCGCCCGGTTGTAGACGCTGTCGAGGGCCAGATGTGTACCACTCGTACACCTTATCGTAGATATCTGGGTTAGTATCTGCTAGTGCCGCTTCTTGTTCCGAATGAGGGTCGTCAATAATGAGGAGATCCGCGCCCTTACCTGTAACTGCACCACCCACACCAATAGCAAAATAGTCTCCACCTTTGTTAGTGGCCCACCTACCGGCTGCTTTGCTGTCCGCCTGTAAGCCAACTTGTGGAAATAGTTTTGTGTAGATCTCTTGGTCAACAAGGTTTCTTACCTTTCTACCGAAGCCAACAGCCAACTCAGCTGTATGGGATGTTTGAATAACTTTTTTATGCGGATACTTACCTAGGAACCACGCAGGCAGCAGGTAAGAAGCAAACTCTGACTTAGTATGTCGGGGCGGCATATTAATAATCAGGCGTTTACTCTTACCCTCTGCTACTCGCTCAAAAGCCGAAGCCATTTTCTCATGGTGTCTTCCGCTTATGAATGTGGGCCATACCTGTTTAACAAATGCTAGAAACCTCGATTGCGCCAGTTTGCGCGTCTTTAGCTCTTCGAGCTTCTCAAGCTCAGCCAATAACTTCTCTTGCTCCGGCAATGAGAGGAGCGGAAGTATGGATGGAATATCTTTTATCGAGACATTCTCAATCGCTTGCTTCGCTGTCGTCATCTTTCTCGTTTTTACTCGTTTCTTCTCGTAACTGTGCTACCCCTAACTCTTCATCCAAGTTTGCATTTAAGGGAGTGATGTCTATCACATCAGCATTTAGTAGGCGTTTCACCCGCTCCTTAATAGCAGACTCAAGATCTTCAGGGTTTTTATAGTTTATTGTTATCTCGGACCTATCCGTGAACAATCCTATATCGCTATGCTTACCTAATAACTCCAATGCCTTTAGTTCAAACTTAGGATCGCCACAGTTTGCGATCTCCATCAACTTATTTGTTATAGCCGCTCTAGCCTGCGCTGCATCAAGTGCTAACTGCGCTCCATACTCTCTTAAAAATGCTGCGGCGGCAAAGGCTGTGTTTTGGGTTTGTAAGTTGCCCTTTTTGCGTTCCTTGACAACCTGTTCCAACAGGTTCTTTTCTCTTTCCGCAGTTTCTTCATCTACCTCAAGGACAGCTCCAAGTGAATGTTGAAGTTCTGCGGTGTTACCTGCAACAGCTAGTTCCTCTAGTAGGCTATTTGTTTTATCATCCGACGTATCGAATGGTACTTTATACTTATCTGTTGGTTCTACTTTAACTGTTTGGGGTTTGGGCATGTACGTCGCGGTTTGTGGCTACGTTAATATATTATAGGGCAGACTTATAAACTAAAATAAACTAAAAATCAAGGAAACACAAAAAGGAACAACAATGCGGCCTAAGAGAACACCTAAAGTGCAACCCAAACCGAAAGTAGAAAAAGAGAAGGAAAAGGACGTTGTAACCTGGGAATGTGCTTATATAGAGTGGGAAGATGCTGTGGCTGATTCAGGTTGGGAAGAGACCAAGAAGCCCGAAATACATAAGTGCCAGACTCTAGGTTTTATTGTGGCTGAAGATGATAAGGCTATCTGCGTGGCTTCGGCAGTATCTAAAAAGGAATCTAACGCCAAGATCAATATCCCCAAAGGATGGATTCAGAAGATCAAGCGGTTTAAGGTTGAGGGGTTAGGTTAACCCCCCGTTGTATTACTTAGTAGCAATGTACATTGTTACTTCAAAGCCGAATCTCATTTCGGTGTATTCAGGTTTTGTCCACATGGCAGTTCCTTTGTCTTGGTTAATAAGTCTCGTAACTATATTTAATTTTTATCCGCCACTCATCATAATTATCATGAAATAGCATCTCGGCTTTAACGGCTTCTACTTCACGTAATCTCCACTCACTCCAAGTTTTAGCACCCCCACCACCTTTATTATATTGGCAGCTGTGATACAGCTCATGCACTAGGACTCCAGCCCGCATCATGTCAGGCCTTACATATACTACGTTATCCAGAAAGAAAGTCGCGTTCGATGGAATCACCCATGCGGTAGGTATGCAGTTGAGAGTTAGCAGAAATGCAAGAACGGTGTCCATGCGAATTATATACCACGTTTTCACATTATGGTTTTAGGTACCATCAAGGGGGGGTTTTGCTGCGGGGCAAACGGTGACTGGCTGGGGAAAAATGAAGGGGGTGGGGGGGTGTTGTGAAATCGTGGTATTGACTGTGCATATTATTAAGTAGGGGGGGAGGTGATGGAACCATGACGCTGATTGGGGGGTGCCCCCTATCCCCCACCCACTTCTGTCGGATTTGAACCCCGGTGCCCCTGCGTTAGGGATGGAAGCCCGAAGGGTCGAGACGCTTGCGGCTCGATTCACGACAGCCCGACGGCGCCGCCGAAGGCACGCCGGAACGCCCATACACATCTGATATAACTAGACCAATGCAGAATATTTATTTGTGTCGCCACCAAATATACCTAAATACTTGATGATTAAAATAAAGACACAAACCATAACAATAACCATACGTCTGCTTATCATTACGTTGGTATACACCATACAGATCTAGGTACTTTCTACTTCCGATTAGGTACTTTCTACTTCCGATTAGGTACTTTCTAAGTCCGATTGGGTACCTTCTACTTCCGATTGGGTTACGAGCGAGCGACGCAGGAGCGAGCGAGCATAAGGGTGGGCGGGGTGAGCGTAGCGAACATGGGTGCCTGGGCGCGAAGCGACCATATCGTGCGAAGCACGACGCGAGCGAAGCGAGCGTGCCTGGGCTCTGCCCAGGTTATATATCGCGTAGCGACATTGAAGCGAAGCGCCTGGGCTCTGCCCAGTTGCGGAGCGACCCAGCACACGGAGTGTGCGTTACCCACGAGCGTAGCGAGTTCCCTGAAGTGCGAGCGCACGACGAGTGCCGTAGGACACGAGGAGTGGCGAAGACACGACCCCGCGCTCCGTTAAGGGCGCGGGTGAGCGAGCGAAGCGAGCGAACTAAAAATTTTAAAAATTCACTGGATCACATTTGTGATCTAGTAAAAAAACTGTTGACGTGTAACACGAAATATCAGATAATTATCACAAGTCGAGGGGGTTCCTCGACATTCACAAGGAGATAGAAAAATGAGCAATGTTACACTAGAACAGCAACTTCTCAGAGGCAACACACACCGCCCAAAGCAAGCCGTAAAATTGACCGCTGACGTTAGGTTCAATCAAAAGGGCTTGGGCATGATCGCCGAAGCTACTGACGGATTGATTCAGGGGCAGATGTTGGAGCTTAAATCTTGCGAGACGATCGCGGCTGGGTTCGATTTGGTTTTCTGGACTGAGCACAAGTACGACTGGCGAAACAGGGTTGCTAAGCCTACCAAGATCGACAAGGGCGACAAGGTTGCGGAAAAGTTCCTCGAAGTCTACACCGCATGGGCGTCTAAGTATGATGCTTTCCAGCGTGCCAAGGGTAAAGACGAGGCACAAGCTAAGAGCAACACCAGTACGCAATGGCAACGCATCCGCGCTGAGTCTGAAATCCCTGCGAAGAAACAGGCTTCTACTCAATCGCAAGCCGATCAGGTCAAGAGCTTCATGAAAAAAGTTGTCGGGGTTTGGGATTCTGGCTCTGAGCTTAACAAGGTTATGAAGTCTAAAGAGCTTGCCCAATTTCTTGCGGTTGTCGAGGGTTTTGCCAAGGCTTGGGAAACTTCCTCAAAATAATTTTCGGGGGGCTTCGGCCCCCTTTTCTTGAAAGGATTTGAAATGGAAAAAATTAGCGTAAAAATTGATAAACATCTTTTTGAAAACGACGTTGAAAAAATGTACCGCGTTCGTTTGCTCTCCGGCAAAACTTGCATTGTTTGCTACAAATTTTCCAGTCGCGATTTGGCGGTTCGTGAAGCCAATCGGCTCTACCTCGATCGCCTTGGTATCTGAATTTTCGCGGGGGGCTTTTGCTCCCCGTTTTTCGTTGTGCATCGCAATATAGAATCGACTCCTTTTCTGTAGACAGCGCGACGTAGGAGCGCCGCTTTTACGGTCTTCCCCAAGAGTTACTTGTAATAGGTTATGTGTTTCTGTGCATGAACATGCTTTTATTAAATGGCGTGGCCTTATTGCTTTTGCTTTTGACTTTGTGAGCGAGCGACGTAGGAGCGAGCGAACACGTTTTTATTAAATGGCGTGGCTATACTGCTTTTGCTTTTGACTTTGCTTTTGCTTTTGCTTTTTGATGATAGTTGGTAGA